GAGGGATAAGCATAGATATGAGCTTTTTGAACTGCTTTTCTTATTTCGCCATTAAAAGTATAACCATGATAGTTAACATTAGGTGTATTTTTACATTTATTAAATAATGCATCAAATTTATTTTTTTCACTTTCTTCAAATTGTGAACCATATATTTTAGTAGATGAATAAACATCTAACTCAAAATCTTCTCTTGTTTTGTTTAATATTTCAATTGCTTTAATTAATATTGCAAGTCCACGCCAAGGAGTTGAAGTATATAAAAGTTTAATTTTATCTGATGTAATCATTAATAGTTCTTTATTAATCGGTTCAAATGCATGAGTTGCATTTTTAATCACAAAGGATTTATATTCTGGAATCTTATAAACTTCTCTAAACTTATTGTATTGCCAATGACTAACATAAATAAAATAATCAATAGAATCTACAAATTTACGATCGCGCATGTATTGTACATTTGGCTGATCATAACTTAAGTGTTGCCAAAGAACGTTGATTTTATTTTTTTTAACAAGTGATGGATGGCAAATAGAACCAATTAAATTAATTTCTTTTAATGATTCTTCTGATAGTTGAGCGAGTAATTGCTCTTTTAAAATCTCTGTTCCACCCCTAGGATTCACAATGATACACTGCCTTTCTCTCACCTTTTTTAAATTCTTTAAAGCTATGATTTATCAAATGTTTACCTATTTTGTCAATGTCATGAGTATCAATATCATCAAATATATACACACATTGTTTAGGTTTTCTTTTTAAAAAAAAATTAACTTCATTCATAACTGATTCAGTATCATGAGGTCCATCAAAATGAACAGTTTCATATTGTGTTAATAACTTTTTTTCAAAATCATAAATAGGATAACCATCCGCATACCTTTTAAAAAATTCTAAATCTTCTAAATTAACAAAATTAAATTCTGGATAATCTTTTATAATTGCAAGTAATGCTTCTTGCTTCATTTTATTTGTATAATCTAATCTAACACCTTTATCCTTGTCTGATGTGCGGTATAAAATATTACCATAAGGATCTATTCCTAAATGTTTTAATTGTATAGAGGGATGATATTTTCTATAAGCATCAATAATGCATTTAGTACCCATGCCACGACGGACACCAATTTCAACACTTACACCTATTGGATTTTTTAATAACTTTATAGCTTCATCAAAGAATTCATATTCTCTGCTATCTCCAGTAATCATGCTTTGCTAAATAATGGTATATCTGGAACTATAATTTTAACATCACGTCTTATATCTTTAGGATCAACAGTTGTATCTGCTTGTGCTTCTGCCTCATCTTTATAAATATATCCTGTCTTTAAATTTATGATTGTAGTTTCTGAATCACAAATAACTTTTATTTCTTTCATTACGTTGTTAATGATCCTCTATTCACTTCCATTATTGATATAATACCTGTTATATTAGTATTATTAACTGTAATCAAGAGTGCATCTCCTTCTTCTAAAACAATGGGTCCTTTAGCTATATTTTCTGTTGCATTAGATCCTAAATTAACGTGACTTATTTCAGCAGTGCTTGTAGTAGAAGAATCATACACAAAAACTTCTGCAGTATTAGATCCAGACTGATTTGTTAATTGTATATTTTGAATAATGGCACGTGATGTTGCATTACAAGTGTAAACAGTTGTTTGTGTTGTAACTGTTGGTTTTATTAAAATTCCTCTATAAATATTACTCATATTATCTTCCTATCATAAACCAGTTTTGCGATTCTGCTATATCTTGTGTATCTTGTGTAAAAGTACTATTTAATTGTAACACCATCTGCTCTAGTGTTCTAATAATCTGGTCCATCTGTTGTTGATTATATTCTGTTGTTGCGTTTGCAAGTCTTGGTTGATCTAGTTTAGCCATTATCTTAAACCATCCTCTTGTCCATCAATCCTCAATGTTCCGTACCTCCATTTAGTATCAATATCTGTGCTTATGATTTTAATTGCAACCTGACGTCCACGCGCGCGCATGTCAACTTTAGTTGTTGTAGAATACACAACTGTACTAGATGCAACTGTTTGAGTCGCGCCTGGATATTGTCTTACTAAAAATTGAAAATTAACTGCTCCTTGTTGATCTTTTAGGTCAGGTATATATCTTTTAATAAATAAATTATTATTTCCATCTACAACATCAACGTCTCCCGATGTAATATAAGCGGTTATTGGATCGGTATCATCATTAACGCCGGTTTCTTGATTGTAAAGTGTTGAGATACCGTCTGTTAAACCAATCACGGTCGGTGTTGCGAGAGTCGTTGAATTTGGTAAATATTTAGTTGCTAGTGGAGCATCAAAAACACTTTTATCGGCCCATACAGTTCTTGCAAGTGTACCAATTGTCCACACATTTTCTTTATAATTATAAGTTACCATTTTATCTATATTATTAGAATTTAAAGAAGAGTAGAACCATGTCACTTCTCCAAATTTAGTATTAGATCCAGCATAAAAAACATCAGACTGAATTAAATTAATATCTGTAAAAACATAATCTTGAACAGAACAAGGAATTTGTTTTACAACACCATCAAACATATAGAATGATCCAAAAGACATCCAATAAACAACGTTCTGTGCTTCAATTGCACAATTTGTTCCAATAGCTCCACAGTTAGAACCAATTTGTTTAAATGAGAATGTAAATGGAGGTCCTACAAACTGCATTGCGTGTGCAGAGGTATCCGTTAATATTAATATGTCGCCTCGAGTTCTAATTGCTGTTTGAATGATACTACCATCTGATAATCTTTGAAATCCTGCTGTATTTGTTGCATTAGGGCTAAAATCTGTCAACGATTCTTGAGAACCGAATAATACGGCCATAGGATCATAACTTGCAGAAGTGTTTGGAGTTGTTTCTGTTCCAAGGAAAATAACATGTCTATCTCTTGGAGAAACAATCATAAAATTAGATTTTGCAGGGGCATTACTTACTAAAGTTGCTCTTGTTGTTGTAGTTGTGTAAGAAGCTATAAAAGCAGAAGTATCTAATTTAAAAGTTTTACCTTTTTTAATGGTTGCTAACAAATCCTCTCCAAAGTTATCTAAAGCCCAAACTCTCGCTGAGGATAGAATAACAGATTTTGGTCTTGGTGTTCCCCACGTTGATTGATTCCAAAATCCTGCTCCCCAACCTTGTCCTGCAATAGTAGTTTCTGATCCAATATTAACTTGAAATTGTGCTCCTGCTGATGATCCTGAAGTTGTAACAACTCCTGGTGTTGCAATACTTCCTACATCTACTGTAAAAGTAGTTGAATTAACAATGCTTTGAATTTCAAATTCTTGTTGCATGTTAGCGTTAGTAAAATTGACAACACTAACTCCAGATACCGTTGTAAAAGTTACAAAATCTCCCGCAACGGCTCCATTTGCAGATCCGGTAGATACTGAAACTGTTGTTGAGTTTGCAGTAAAAGTAAAGTTTGCAGCAATTGTTGTGGATAGAGGTGTGATGTCATAAACTTGATTATTAAAATAAATGTAAAGCTTTCTATCAGTTCCTATGCCTGCAAGCGAATTATCACTTAAATCAGTAAAGACGTGAATGTCTCGCGCAACGCCAATAATATTGTTATAAATAGCATTTTCCCATCCTCCTATTTTTTCAGGAACACCATATCTAAAACGAACCATATCACAATCTATCCAACCGCCTTCTGCGCCGTATTGTGTATTTTGTTTATCTATTCCTGGTCTAAATTGTAGTTTATTTAGTGGCATATCTTCATTTTACCACCTTTATTTAAAAATACTAGATTATTATGGTTTTGTAGGAAATGCTACGTTATTTACTTTTTCAACTGTATCTAATCCTTCAGTAATATCTCTTAATGCTTGTCTATAAGTAATCCAATTAGCTTTGTCAGTTACTGGACTATCCGCAAGTACAACATAATCGCTATCAGCTAGTAATCTATTTCTTTTAATTCTTAAATTATCTAATGCCATATCCAATTCTACCTGTGGAAGTATAGCTAGTATCTGTTCCTTAGGTATTGGTGGTGTACCATTGTGCCAAGTGATTTTATTGATGTCATCGCCACTTACACTTACTTGTGCTTGTGGATTTAATTTTAATATTGCTTCTATAATCATAATTTATCCTGCTATTTCTAATGCTGTTATTGATGACATACTGTCGTTTTGATGAGCTACTGCTGCTGCAGCACCAGACTGAGATTTAAACCTAACAGAATAAGTTATTGATGATGTTGTACTAGGTGAATCTAAATAATTCATAGCAAATTGAGACCTATGAGAGCCAGTATCTGAATATAAATGGTTCATAGCATCATCATCAGATAAATTTGTAGCACCTCTAAATAAAGTAAAAGCGGCATGAGTAGCACTACTTAAAATAAGTCCAACTCCATTTGCAATAATTAATACTTTATTACTAGCTGATGATGGAGTTATAGAAACTTCTAATCCTGATGTAACATAAGAAGTAGAAGTAGTTATAGTATATACATTATAAGTAGCACTAACAACCTGCAACACCTTACCACCTACACCAGCAGGTAGTGTTACAGTTTTACCAGTTAAATTAAACGTAGAGTTAATATCATCACCTGTGATTGTACTATCAGTTATTCCTCTACTTACTATTCTTGTTAATGCCATTAGTTATTCTCCTTTGGGTACTTTAATTTTATTTCTGCAACCTTTGACTGCCAAGCATCTAATCCATTTTCAGTTATATAT